AAAGAGCTAAAAATATAGTTTCTAGTAGGATAAGGTATAAGCTAGACCAGTATAGTCTAATACCTAAAATTTTATTAACATGCAATCCATCTAAAAATTGGGTATATACACAATACTATAGGAAAGCAAAAGATGGCAAACTAGAAGAGCATAAAAAATTTATACAGTCATTAGTAGATGACAATCCATATATATCTGTGCACTATAAAGGACAGCTAGAAAAACTAGATGAGATGTCAAGACAGAGGCTGTTATATGGAAACTGGGAGTATAATGCAGGACAGGATAATCTATGTAATTATGACTCTATACTTAATCTATTTAGTCAGAAAGGTATAGCAGGAGATAAGTATATTACATGTGATGTGGCTAGATTTGGAGCTGACAAAACAGTAATTATGCTATGGGAGGGTCTACATATAACACAAATAATAACGTATGACAAATCTGCTATAAATACTATAGTAAAAAAAATAAGAGACTTACAAAGCAAAGAAAGTATAAATTTAAATAATATTATAGTAGATGAGGATGGTGTAGGAGGAGGCTGTAAGGACATGCTAAGGTGCAGAGGTTTTGTAAATAACAGCAGACCTATAAATAAAGAAAATTATCAGAATTTAAAAACACAGTGTTATTACAAGCTAGCAGACATGATTAACAAAGGACAGATAGGTATTACATGTAATGATGCAAACCAAAAAAATAACATTATAGAAGAGCTAGAGCAGATAAGATCAAAAGACATGGACAAAGACAATAAATTACAAGTTATACAAAAAGACAGTATAAAAGCTATAATAGGTAGGTCTCCTGATTATGCAGACACAATTATGATGCGTATGTATTATGAGATAGACCAAAATTTTGGCAAATATTATATACAGTAAACTAATTATTAATTTTTTCTATTATATACTATGGAGATTACACTCATCAAAGACAATAAGCAGCAGACACATAAGATGCCTATGCACTGGAATGACATAACATTAGAGACTTATGTAAAAGTTATAAAAAAAGCAAAGCAGGTAGGACTAAGAGAACTAGAGAAAGTGGTGCACATTATTAACATAATATCAGGCATAGAAGAGGAGGACTTATTAAGACTACCTACAAAAAACATAGCACAGTTAGGTGGCTATGTAGGAGGACTAATAAAGAGTCTGCCTGAGGATGAGTTAAAACACATTATAGAAATAGATGGCATAGAGTATGGCTTTCATCCTAAGCTTTCGGATATAAGCATGGGAGAATGGGTAGATATTGACACATATATATCTAATGGTGTAGAGGATAATTTACATAAGATAATGAGTGTTTTATACAGACCTATAACTGACAAAATAGATGATAAGTATAAAATAGAGGAGTATAAGCCATGCAAAGTTAGGCAGGAGCTTTTTAAGACTAAAATGAAAGTAGGAGATTTTTATGGAGTCTCGGTTTTTTTTTCGGATTTAGGCAGGGAGTTATTACAGACTACTCTGAAATCTTCAATAGCAGCACTGAAACAGAAGAGCCAGGACAGGGATTTGGATATGACCACAGAAACAAAATAAGTGACAAATGGGGATGGTATAATACACTATATGTGTTAGCAGATGAGAAAATAGAAAAAATAAATGTAATAACAAAGCTCAAAGCATTAGAATGTTTTACTTATATGAGTTATAGAAAAGACATAGACTTTATAAGAAAGCAGGAGCATGAGCAACAAATGTTAAAATATGGCAGATAGCATTAGATACAAAACTTATGGGAATGTAATAGAGACACTTAAATGTCTAGGAGACAAGCACTTACAGATTAAGACTACTACTACAGGACAAATATTTGATATAGATTTAGAGGACACTACTTTGTTTCCCTTATATCATATTAATCCTGTTAGTGTAGATGTTAGTCTACAGCTAAAAACTTTTAATTTCCAAATATTTGTAATGGATATAGTAGACCCTGACAACAATCAGGAGCAGTATGTGCAGAGTGATGTATTACAAATAGCTACAGATATTATAGCACTACTGAAGTCAGGCAGCATACTTAATCACAGAGATGTTACTGCAGACAAAGAGGCTAGATATTTTGTAAATGATGACTTTGCATTAGAGCCATTTCAGGAGAGATTTGACAATTATGTGACAGGATGGGTATTTGATGTAGCAGTAGAGGTAGAAAGTGAGTTAGATAGCTGTGATATACCTATAGATACTAGTGTTACATGTGTAAAATAAAATTAGGCAGATTTGTAATAGAGATAGGATTTTTTAAAATAACTATAAGATATAATGATAAAAAATAATATACAAAATATACTAACAAAATTAGAGGCAATAAAAGTTCAATTTGAGTCATATAATGACTATCCTGAATCTGCTAGTAATAATGCAAAAAAAGTGCTAAGATGGAGAGATGAGCATGGTAGAGATGAAGTAAAAGGAATGACTGCCATAGGGTGGCGAAGAGCATCCACTTTAGCTAGGAGAGGCAATATAACGAGAGAAACTATTGCCAGGATGGCATCATTTAAAAGACATGAAAAAAATGCAGAGATAGACCCTAAATACAAAGCAACTCCATGGAAAGACAAAGGATACGTATCTTGGCTGGGATGGGGAGGCACATCAGGTATAAACTGGGCTATAAGAAAATTAAAACAAATAGACAATAAAAAAAAGTAAAATATGGCGACATTAACACAGACTATCAGTGAGTCGGTCACGATAAATGGAGTGACTAGAGGCTCTACAAACACATTAACAATAG